TGTAATGGCGCGAATCAACGTAAGAGTAATATGGACACAAATAAAGTGCCAATGGCTTATAATAAACTCTACGGAAATCGCCGTATGTCAACAACGTTTGATACCATTTAAAAAGGTTGAGTCCGAAGGGAGGCGGAAACATTTTTGGGGTGATATCACTTTTGGAGCGTCCAGAATATCTTAGGATGCGTCCAAGATTGGGAATGGATACTAAATTACCGTCGGGAAGGCGACAAGGAGAATTCTTAAGGAATTGCATTCTGGAAAAAGTGGTTGTCAGATCAAATTCCTCAAAAGTGAGTAAAAACCCGCACAAATAGGCTGAATAGGTGAAAGTATCAACATCTAATGGGCACCCTTCCTTAATCTTGACAGAAAAGATGTACGCCATCATAAGCATCGCTGTGTTATTTGCTATGCTAGTCTCACCAATTCCGCTGGGTAAATACCCATATTTAGCGACAAAGGTAATTCTTTCCTTCTTGTTCCTGGAAAGAATATAATTCTTAGCAAAAATCATCCCGTTCAAGAAATCGCGGTGTTCATCAGTCATACCGAGCAAATTAGCAAAAACACTCCACGTCCAACCTGTATGGCTACCGTCGTTCGCTCGTATGTCAGTGTTGTAACAAGTGTAGCGCCCTAATGTCTTCGACCAGATACCGACTATACTATCGTCACTGTAGTTTTTGATAACCACTGGATAAGTATAATCGTCCCATGATTTAAAAACATTGCACAAAGACTCAGAACTTGGTGAACTAACAAACTCAATGGAGACGCTTTCATTGTAAACCACAATTTTATCAGCCGAAAGTTTTTTCCATGCGTTACTTATATGAACACTTGGTAAAGAGTTACCTGTTTGGGCGTCAACGACCACCCTTGGTGGTTTCCCGAACTTGGCGATTTCCATTTCTTTAACTTTCCAAACAAGATAAGGCACGAAAAGTTTTTTACCAATATCACCAGACATCACCAATTGGCCGTGTGCGTCCAGACGCAACA